AGTGTGGTAAGTAAAAGTGAGTATAATTGCACAAAGATGCTTTTGTGTAGATAACTTACCACTATATATACTTATATATTTTTATAGTAAGTGGTTTTATCTATACCAATCTTTTTTTAAAAATATAATTTATTATATGGCACAAGAAACTATACAATACAATATTAAAGTTAATACTGATAATTCGGTAAAAACTCTTGGACAATTAGAAGAAGAGTTAGGTCAGATTAACGAAGAACTGAAGAATGTAGATAGAAACTCACAGGCATTTCAAGATTTAACTAAAAGGTCTCAAGAAACAACTTCAGAACTTGAGAAAGTAAATCGCCAGATAGAAGGTATTAAAGGCGAAGATAAGATACAAGCATTAGATGGTTCGCTAAAAGTATTAGGTGGAACTGTACAAGGTGTAGTTGGTGGGTTAGGATTACTTGGTATTGAATCAGAGAAGTTTGGTGAGTTTGAAGAAAAAGCTGCATCTGCAATTGCATTGGGTATTGGTTTAAAAGATGTAGGTGAGGGTGTAGGTCAGTTAAGTAGATTTATAGGTAAGTTACCTGGTCCTACTAAATTAGCAACTGCAGCTAATAAAGCATTCAATTTAGTATTAAGAGCAAATCCAATTGGGTTAATCGTTACTGCTATCGGTTTAGTGGTTGCGGGATTTGTTTTATTCTCAGATAAAGTAAGAAATGTAATTAAATCAATTGAACCTTTAAACAAAGCTCTTCAAAAAACTGTTAATTTCTTTAAAATGGTTGGTAGAGCAATCGGGCTTGTTGCAACCGAAGAAGAAGAAGCAGCAGAAAAGTTTAAGAAATCAACAGATAGTAGGATTGCAGATATTGATAGAGAACTTGCATTAAGAAAAGCAAGAGGTGAAGAAACTGTTGAGTTAGAAAGAGAGAAATTACAGAAACTTATTGCTATACAAGAAGAAGGTAGTGAAGAACAAAAGAATGCAATGAATGACCTTGCAGTATTTGAAGCTACTCTACTAAAACAAAAACAAGATAAGATAGATGAAGCAAATGAAGTAGCAAGACAAAAGAGAAAAGAAGAAAGAGAAAGAAAGAAAAAAGAAGAAGAAGATGCAGAAAAGAGTAGATTAAAATCATTAGATGATATTGCTGCTCAATTCAGAAAAAGAGCAGAAGATGATGCGGCTGATACTGAAATTAAAAAATTAGAGTTAGAAAAAGAAAGAACACTTGCGGAACTAGAAAGATTAGCGGCAACAGAAGAACAAAAGAAACAAATAAGAGAATACTACGATACTCTTATTAAAGAAGCAGAAGATGAAGCAGAAGCAACACAAAAAGAAGAACAAGATGCAAAAGACCAAGAAGAATTAGATAAGTTAAAAGAACAAGAAGAAAAGAAATTACAACTTAAATTAGATTCTCTACAAACTTTATCAGAATTATTTGGACAAGAAACTGCATTAGGTAAAGCAGCATTATTAGCTAAACAAGCATTACTTATACAAGAACTACTTGCTGAAACAAAAGGTCTTACATTCAAAGCACAGAATGTAGCAACAGAAGCAACATTAGATGGTGTTAAATCATCATCTGCAATCGCTGCTGGTACTGCAGAAACTGCAAAAGTAGGATTTCCACAAAACATTCCTTTACTTATAGGATATGCAGCACAAGCGGCAGGTATATTCTCTGCAGTTAAATCAGCGGTAAGTAAAACAAAATCAATTGCTGCAAGTGTAGGAGGTGCTGGTGGGCCATCATTTACAGAAGCACAACCTTTTATTCCTTCTACTCCAACTGTATCAAATCCAACTCAGAACCAATTAGAGATTGCAGATGCAACACAAAGAGAACAACCAGCCATTCGTGCTTATGTCTTGGCAGGATCCGTTACAAACGCACAAGAAGCTGATGCTAAAATTAGACAAAGAAGAATTGTTGGTAGAAATTAACAAAATTTTAACACTTTTTATTTGGTAGTCTCAATTATTTTTCGTATCTTTGTTGTTATAATAACAAAAAGAATATAAAATGTATTACATTTATCACATACCCAATGTTAAAATTGGATGTACAATTAATCCAAAAAGAAGAATAGTAAGAGACCAAGGATATACTGATTATGAAATCTTAGAAACTCATAATTGTATAGATACTGCATCTAAAAGAGAAAAAGAATTACAAGATGAATATGGTTATGTTGAAAAGTTTATGGCGGTAGATTACAAACACACAGTCTTAAATTTTCAACCAAAATCTCCATTATCTAAAAAAGGTAGAATATGGAAAGATGAGTGGAGAAAAAAATTATCTGAATCATGTAAGGGTAGAGAATTCTCAGAAGAAACTAAAGAAAAGCTTTCTAAAGTTCTAAAGAAAAAATACGAATGTGAAGAATTAAGATTAAAATGTGGTAGTCCTGGTGAATTAAATCCTCGTGCACATTTTACAAATGAACAAGTTAAATGGATAAGAAAAGTTTATTGGAGTTCTAAAAACAAATATATAAAATCACCAAAAGGTAAATACAGAGCTAATGAACTTGCAGATATGTTTAATGTAAAACCATTTGTAATTAGAAGAGTAGCATTAAAACAAAGTTACAAATCAATAGTATAAAAAAATCTAACCACACCATATATTTTTATATAATATGGTAGATGGATATAGAAGAATTAGAAAACTACAAAGCTCCAAAAATCATTTCATTAGAGATAGACGAATTCGATGAAGATTCGGGTGTGTCAGAAATCGCGTTGGTTGAGATGCCAGCCATCGAATCCGACTGGATTTATTTCTCCTCACAGAAACATTTATTTGAATCATACAACGATTATCCTGATTCAGTTAGTAACAATGCTAAGAAAGGTATTGAACTAAATGAAAAACAAGGAAATAAATGTGCTACTAGCACAACAATTAGCTAAGAAAGAAAATATTTCAGTAGAAACAATCAAAAGGATGTATTCTTATTTAAGTAGAGCAGAAGAATACTATGACCCATCAGATAATTCTAAATGCGGCTCGATTTCATTCTACTTGTGGGGCGGCTTAAGTGGAAAGAGATGGGCAGAATCTAAATTAAAAGAATTAGGTTTGTTTGAAGGAGAGATAGATGTAGCAGATATAGGAGATTATATACCAACAGGTAGTGATATAATTCCAAAAGATGTATTTGTAGAAAATGCAGGTGGGTTTTCAGTAGGTGATTATGTATCTTGGACATTTGCAGGTAGAGGAGAAGATGCTGATAGAGGAAGAGGACAAATTAAAGAACTACGAGTAAGTGGTAAATTAAAAGTACCAGGAACAGATTTTGAATTGTCTCCAACAGAAGATAGGCCAGCAGCTTTAATAGAAACTGTTGACGGAAAGTTAGTTGGACAATATACTGAAAACTTAAGAAAGATAAAGAAACCTGATAACTTTGATGAAGGTGAAAATATAGATGTATTAGGATATAGAACTAAATACTTCTATATGTGTAAAGGAGCTATCGGTACTTTCTTACACTTGATAGAAATGGGACCTGATGAAGAAACAGCAGGCATGATTCGTTCTGCAGCACAAATAGCAGATAATATATTTAAGATAGAACACGATGTAATACACGAAGGTGTTGCAGAGTTAGAAGAACTAGGTGAAGCACAAACTCTATTAGATGATTTTAAAGATTTGATGAAAGAGATTGATGAATTACTAGGAATGAAACACGATATATCCTATATGGATGGACATATAGAAGTTATAAGAGGATATATTGATGATATAGTATTAGAATACATTCTCCGAGAGATAATGGGAGAAAACAAATATATACAAGACTTACCTCAAGATACTCAAGATAAAATATTAGAACGCTTGGATGAAATAGGAGAGAGTGAAGAGGAGTTAGAGAAGGCAGGTTGGGTATTGGTAGAAGATGAACAAAAGTTCGCAATATCTTCTAAACCCAACGAACCTTCCATAGAAGATTATGGTAAGTTTAGAATTAGATACAAATATACTGGTCCAAAGGATTCTAAGAATAGAACTTTTTGTAGAAAGGTTTTAGATAAAGGACTTGTCTTTAGAAAAGAAGATATAAACCAAATGACAATAAGTGGTGAAAATTCACAATTTGGTGTATATGATATTTTTACATACAAAGGTTCTTATGGATGTAGACATTATTGGACAAGATTAGTATATGAGAAGGGGGATGATAATAGGGAAAGAAAAACAGAACAAAGAAGTGTAGATGAATCTTCTTCTGTTAATGCTAAACCTACAATGAATAGAAACCCTAATTCAGAAACTTTAATAGATAAAAATGCAGAACAATCTGCATTTAGTAAAATAAAATTTGAAGATGAGAAACAACTTATAGCAGGTCCTCTTATGATACCTCGTAAGTTGATATATCGTTTTGATGAAAATAATGGGGAGTATTGGGTATATTTTACCGAAGAAACCATTGAAAAGATTGCTTACAAATACTTGATGAATAAAAATCAAGACCAAACTAATTTAGAACATAGTGAAGATATAAAGTTGGAAGATGTTGTATTGGTTGAATCTTGGTTAGTTCAAGACCCTGATAAAGATAAATCGTATGCCTTAACCGGTGAAAAGTATGAAAAAGGTACATGGTTTGGAATTATGAAGGTGAAAAATTCAAGTGTATGGGAGGAATGGGTAAAGACTGGTAGAGTAAAAGGATTTAGTGTTGAAGGCTTTTTTGCTGATAAGATGATAAATGCTTCTAAACATCAGTTTTATTACCGAACTACTAAAGGTGGAACAGAGATAGTAATTGACCACGAAACCTTAGTAGTATTTATTCTAAAAGATGGTGAGCGTACAGCTATACTGCCAGATGGGACTTATGAACTTACTAATGGAACAACATTAAGAGTTATAGATTCTAAAGCGGTAGAGGGTTCGTTCTAAATCAATTAATGTTAAAACCAAAATAGGAGTTTATTATGAACAACGAAGAACTAAGAAATTTAGTGAAAAAACATTTCAATTTAGTTGAGCCAGCAGTTGAAGAAACTGTGGAGGAAACAAAAGAAGAAATGTCTGAAGTTGCTAACGAACAAACCTTTGGTGAAATTTTAACTGCTGATGGAGAACTTACTCTTACTTATGAAGGAGAAGAACTCTCTGTTGGATTACCAATATTTGTTAAAACAGATGATGGTAATGTACCAGCACCAGATGGAGAACATGCTTTGGAAGGAGGTGTGTTTATTAAAACAGAAGGTGGTTCAATAGTTGAAATTTCAGAAGGTGAAATTGAAGCGGCTGAAGAAGAAGAAGTAGTAGCTACAGAAGAGGAAAAAGATTTCTCTGAAGAAGAAACTACTGAAACTGAAACAAATGAGTCTGAAGAAAACTTTGACGAACATGAGGATGAAATGGAAGAAAAAGAAGAAATCATTAAAGCAATTGCTGATGTTGTTTTATCTGAAATAGATAAGATGAAAGAAGAAATTGAAGAGATGAAGAAAAACTTTTCTAAAACTGAAACCAAAGTTAAAGAGTTTGCTTTAGCACCTGCAGCGGAAAGAACCAAAGCAGAAATTAACAACAGAAATCATAGTAAAGTTGATAATTCTTATAGTCCAATTAACGATGATAAGAAGAAACAATTTGAAAGATTATTAAAAATTAGAAACAAAAAATAAGGAGAAAAATCATGGCAGGATTTAATGTATCTGCATTAGCAGATTTTAACAATGAATTGGCTGGAGAGTTCCTAGTAAAATCAGTAATCGCTGGTTCTACCGCGGAATATGTAACAGTCAAAGAGGGGATTAAATATAAAGAACCTCTAAATTTACAAGAAGTGGACCTTCAAATCCAAGACGGATTTGGGTGTATAACTACACCTTCAGGTTCAGTAACATATACTCAAAGAGATTTGGAAGTATGTCAAAGAAGTTCATACGATGGACTATGTTTAAGAGATTTAGATAAGAAGTATATTGGTCTATTAGGACCTGCAGGTTCTTACCCAGAAACTTATGCATTCGCAGAAGAATATGCATCTCAATTAGTTGCTAACTTCCAAAAGAAAAACGATGAGTTTATTTGGACGGCTACAACTGGTGGTGGTGACTGTGTTAATGGTCTTAATACACTATTAGCTTCAGGTTCATCTGATGCAGTATTCGTATCTCAATCAGCTCCAACATCTGATAACATTTTAGACCAGATTGATGAGCAATTAGAGAACTTATCAGTAGATGTACAAGATAGAGATGACTTAACAGTATTTATGTCAATCGCTAACTTTAGAAAATACATCGTAGGATTAAGAAAAGCAAACAACTATTTCTATGACCCTAACACGGTAGAGAATAGAGGTTCATTACTTTCAGCAATGCACCCATTTGCTAACTTAAGAGTTGTTGGTACAGTAGGATTAGCAGGTTCTAACAGAATCGTAACTGGTCCAGCTAGACACATCGTAATTGGTACTGATTTAATTTCAGACCTTGATAACTTCCAATTATGGTATGATATCAACGATGACCAATTGAAACATAGAATCGTAACTAAATTAGGTGTTCAAGTTGCTTATCCAGAATTTTGGGTAACTAACAACCTATAATCATTAACTTAAAGGAGGATAAATTATGGCATGTGATATTACAAGTGGATTTGCTCTAGGATGTAGAGACAATACCGGTGGGATTAAAGCAATATACATCCTCTCTGGCTCAGTTTCATCTATTACAGATACTTCTAACGAAATATCTGATATTGATGGGACAGGAGTATTTTATCAGTTTGATTTACAAAGGGGAACATCTGATTTCACAGAAACAATCAACGGTTCAACTGAAAACCAAACAGTCTTTTATGAGGCTACGATAAATGCCGCGTTCGCGAAATTACAAACCGATACTAGAAACCAAGTAAAAATACTTGCTCAGAATCCAGATTTAAAAATCGTTGTTGAAACAAACAATGATACTGCATCTGAGAAGTTTATTTATGTAGGTAGAAGAAACGGTGCTGTATTAAACGCAGGACAAGGTCAGTCAGGAACTGCTTTAGGTGATGCTAACGGATACACCTTAACATTCACTGCACAAGAACCACAACCAGCAGATTTTATCTCTGGTTCAAGCTTGAGTGGTGCGTTAACAGGAATAACTGTTTCACAATAAGAGTGATTGAAGATAAAGTGGGAGATTTATTTCTCCCACTATTATCTTTTTTATATAATATAATAGAGTAGAATATGCAAACAGTAAAAGAAAACCAAGTAAATGAATTAGTATGGCCATATGAGGTTGTTGCATGGGTAAATCCACCAACAGGTTCAAAGTCAAACTATATTCTTGCATATGAAACTTTAGCAAATGATAGTGGTTCTTCGGAAGTAAGTTCATTTGCAACAGCAAGTTTAGAACTAAATAACAATAGATGGAGAAGAACTCCAATCACACTTGTTACAGGTTCAACTACAAATCTTGGTGAAATGTATGTTAAATCAGGAACAACATACGAAATAAGTTTTAGATATGGTATTAGACCTTTCTATATTTGGAAGGAAGCAACACCATTATGGACAGATACTGAAGGAACTTGGAGTAATCCTTTTTTACCAACATCAAACAACTCAGTTATAATGGGTAAAGATAGAATGTTTGTATCAGGTTCAGTTTCTCCAGAAGAAAAACTTTACATAACATCTAACGATGATGCTAAATTTACAATATATCAAGGATAGTAATGAAAGAATTAAAGAAACATAAATTAACTATTATACCAAAGTATGGAGATTATTATTATCCTACATCAAAGGTATTTGAGGATGATAAAGGAGATGTTGTATATTATGGGGAAGGAAATGAATTTCCACAATATATAATTGAGCTTTACAACAAATCTTCTATAAATGGTACTGCAATATCATCAAAACGAGATGGTATTGTTGGACAAGGATTAATTGCAGAAGATGAATCAATCTTACAACATGCAAACAAAGAAGGTGAAAGTTGGAATGATGTATTCAAAAAAGTTGCTTTAGATAAAGCAATGTTTGGTGGTTTTGCATTAGAAGTAATATGGTCTAACGATAGAACAAAAATTGCAGAAGTATATCATGTAGATTTCTCTTACATCAGAGCACATAAGATGAATCACAGAGGAATTGTACCAGGATATTATATTTCATCTGCATTTGAAAATAAAGGGAGATTAAGAATACCAAAAGAAGATTTAACTTATATACCTAGATTCAATAAGTTAGATAGAACATCTCCATCACAAATGATATATGCTGGAAATTACAAACCAGGTATGAGGTATTATCCTCTACCAGATTATCATTCAGGTCTAAATATTATAGCACTTGATGCAGAAATAGATAATTTCCACAAAAACAATATTAAAAATGGATTAGCTCCTTCGTTATCAATTACAACATTTACAAATGCAGATAATGAAGAAAGAGGAATCATAGAACAACAATTAAGAGATGCTTATGCAGGAAGTGATAATGCTGGTTCTCTTATTTATATGGATGTTGCTAACAAAGAAGAAGCACCTGTCATCACACCAATACCACAAAATGGTGCTGATGGGTACTACACTACTGTTAATGATATGGTCACTCAAAAGATACTTACATCTCATAGGATTACATCTCCTATGATTTTAGGTATTAAAACAGAAGGACAATTAGGAGGAAGAACAGAAATGTTAGAAGCTTATGCTCACTTCCAAAAAACAGTAATTGAACCAATGCAATCAGATATCTTAACTGTATTTGAAGATATATTTAAGGTAAATGGAATAGATGTAACACTTGGTGTAGAAACTACAAGAATATTTGAGGATGGTGATGAAACAGAAGTAGTAACATCAGTAGATGCAGAAGCAGGTGAAGATACTATTTTAGAAGATGGTATAGAAGAAAACATCGTAAACATTCAAGAAGAACCTAAAAACGAGGAGATAATATAATGGAAAATACATTACTTATATCAGAAGCTAAAGTAAAAGCATTTACAGATATAAACAATAACTTAGACCCTGCTCTTATTAAATCAACAATAAGAGAAGCACAGATAATTCATATCACTCGTTTGTTAGGAACAAAATTATATGATAAAGTAATTGATGATGTAAATAGTGGAACTTTAGATGGAAATTACAAAACTCTTGTAGATAATTATGTACAAGATAGTTTATTATACTGGTCTTATTATGAATCATTAGAATCAATATACCTAAGACCTAGAAACAATGGATTACTACAACCACAAGGAGGAGAGAACTCACTTTCTGTGGATATGTTAGTATATGATAAGAAAAGACAATCAGTAAAAAACAAAGCTGAATACTTTTCTGAAAGATTGGTAGATTACTTGTGTTTCAACAATGATTTATTTCCTGAGTATGGAACTGAAACAAATGATGATATATATCCAGATGCATCAGTACAATTTAAATCTCCAATCGTATTTAGAAAAACAATTAGAGATAACATAGAACAAATGGGAATAAAAGTAGTGAATTCACGATACAAATATTTACCACCATAAGAGGATAGAATAACATGGCAAATTATAACTTAACAAACCAACCAATATCAGCATCATTCCAACAACTGCTACAAAAGAATGATAATGATTTTTTAGTAGATGGAACTGGTTCTTTAATAGAAAA